AAAACTTCCCCCTTTCCCGTCGGTTATAACATTATACAATTTTGTTCAAAATAAATATAGACAAAGCCATTTTCTTGTTCTATTCTCTTATGAAGGCTTTTTTATGCCTTTCTATTTTCCCATGTTTATTAAAATGTGTTAATTGTCGCCTTGGCCAAGTTTCTTCTTATTTTATTTTTCACCATATTTACCATTATTCACCACGGTTTTTTGACGAATTTTTGTCGAAAATAAAAATAACCCCTCATTACGAGGGGTTATTTGTTTATCTTCTTCGTCCGATTGCTCCGATAACGTCATAATCGGTCATATCGTTATATCTTCTAAGTTCAGCCCATGTGCAATCATCTTCGAGGTCGTCGAAGTATTGCCCCGCTTCTTCGTAATCATCGAACGGGACTTTGCTCAACCCGTCTTCGTCTTCGTATACTACCATGTATTCTGCCGTTCTTATATCCCCTTTCGTTCTTCTAGCCATTAAGCTTAGTTTTTCTGTTATTAACCGCTCCGCCCATTCAGGCGGCGTTCTTCTGTCATTCTCCCAATCTTGAAGTGTCCGCATGGGTATGTGGAGCGCTTCGTAGACTTCGGCTTGTGTGAGTCCTGCGGCTTCTCGTGCCGCTTTTATTTTATTCATCCCAGGCTATGAGCGTATTCTCATAGTCGTTCAATTCGTCGATACTGAACATTTCGCGTCTGTTTACGTAAAACTCAACAATCTTGTAATTGTTCTTCAGGTCTGTAATCTTGAGCATTGCGGCTACGTCCCTGTCGTCTACTTCCTTCTTGAGTTCGTCGAACTCCTTCAAGGCCTCTTCTTTCGTTGCGAAGTCCCATGCATCTGCGTTGTCGAACGGATATTCTACAGATACTTGATATTTTCTTTCTTCCATTTTCATTCTCCTTTCGCCTCTTTGGCAATTCGTTATCTTTATCTTGACTAAAGTATATCACGCATTGCGTGAGATGTCAAATATTTTTTTGAAATTTATTAATGGATTTTTTTATTTATTTTTTTCTTCGAAAACGGCTTTACAGAATCACTTGTAAGGCGTTTTATGTTCTTATTCATGTTCTTTTATGCGTCGTTATTTAAATCTCGTTGTGGCTTAAAACAGCGCTTGTTTTGGAGATTCACTCTTTTTCTGTGGAAAATATAGCTGTTTGCTGTGTTTCCCCTGGTTTTTATGACGTTTTTATTCTTTTTAATATAACCAAGTATCAAAAAAGACGGATTCCGGGTCTTAACATAAGTTAAGTTCCAAGAATCCGTCTTTTTGGTTCTTATTGAGTTGTTTAAGGAAATGCCATTTTATTAAACAACTTTTGTTTTTAGTTTAATGAAAGTGGTTTTGCTTAAATAAGTTGTTGCATAATTTACAACAACTTATTTCTTGCTTAATCCGTCCAGTCCGTCCTGGATTGTTTTGATGATATTATCGACCGCATTGTTAATAATACGGATGTAAAACCGGTTTCTAATCTTGACCCATACGGAGTTTGTGGTTTCTGCTTCTTGCTGTAATGGTCCTGTAATTGTCTTTAGCTGTTCTTCTACAATCGGCCGTAAGTCGTTTGCGGAAAGCGAGCTAAGGGCTGCTGTTGCTTGTTCTTTTACAACTTGAGCGGCTTCTTTTGCGAGCATGTTCATAATTTCGTTCTTGTTCATAGTAGTTTCTCCTTTACACGTCACTTAATAATTGGTGGTGTCTATAGTAATTGGCATTTCCTCTGATTTGTTGTCCGCCGGTGCCGGGTTCTTCACCTTCTCTAAGTACCCAAAGGTCCCAGCGTTCACACGTTGAATCCGGTCCGTAGTCATCGTGAGTATTAAGCCCGTCGAGATTATCAGCCGCTTCTGCGTGTGTCATGACCCGGTCTGCATCAATCGTTAGGTCTAATGCGTCGGCCAGGACGCATACAACTTGTGAAACAGCGTTAATTTGTGCTTCTGTCGGAGGGTACGGCCCTAGATTATCCGGACCTATGGCGTCCATGGCGCAACATAATGTAATAGCGATGCTCCCCGTATTTCTCATGTATGTTGCGTTTTTTACTTCTGCGAAATTATCCGTCGATATAAAGCATCGGCCTTCACCTGTAATATTGATGTGGTAGTCACCAAATGTCTGGGCATAGCGACCGCCCGTCCAATGAATGTAGAGTTTGACGTCACGGCCCATGCTCCGAGCACCGTTCCATAAATCCCAGTAGGCCTCACGGGCTAGGTTTTTAATTTCTTCTAGTGTTACTTCTCTCATTTTTCATCACTCCTTTCTTTATGCGGAGAAAGTTTCGAGCCTCCGATGTATCCAAGAAGGCCGGAGGCAATAGACATGGCGAGCTCATTTAGGCCAAACAAAATAGCCATTACAAGCCCCGTTACGAGGCCTGTAATGACTACAAGGTCTGCGATATTAATTTTGTCTACCACTTTTTCACTTCCTCATTTTGTTAATTTCCATGAACATGTTCTTGATTCTTACGAAATGGTACGTGTCTATTTCTCTTAGATTCTCAATGATCGACGAAAGCTCCGATGCGACGGGCCACCACATAAAGACGTTGGCCAATAATTCATCACCACGAACACCGATGAATACGGTATCAGGAAGAGAAACACATGCGATCGAGAGGAAAAACCACGCCGGGTAGAATATGCATATTTTTTTTAACATGCTGCTTCTTAACTTTTCGCTCATGAGATAGCGTTTAATCTTGCCCGTATTGGCGTCGATATAGTCACCTTTCCCCCAACCGTACCATATAAGCGTCGTGGTGAAGGTTTTAATTGTGTTCTTACGGTTGTGGTCTTTGTTATATTGAAAGACTTCTGCAATGATGCGTAAGAAAGCGTCGGCCACTAAGAGAATTAGCACTAGCAGGATGACGTTACAAATATCAAGAACATGTTCACGAGATACGTTCAACAGTATCCTTGTAATCAATTCGTCCATGAATTCCACGTCCTACTCCTTTTTTTCTTCTCTTTCTGCTAACCATTCGGTGACCTCTTCCTGGTAAGGTTCGGGTACTAACTTCTTTCCTGTTTCGTTTTCGCCCAGGGTATAGACTCCGGCTAACACTACTTTTTCGTATGTGTTTATCATATATTTTTTTAATACCATTATTTTCCCTCCTTATAATTCCACATACTCAAGCCTGCCGTCTGTCACATTAAGCCGTTGTCCTCGGCACTCAAAACCTGATAAGTCGTTCTGCACAAGATCGGTATCGCCTTTACTTCTAGCAATGTTAAGGTTCATAGACAAGCGCCCGCTTTGACTCGGCATATCAACGTGGCTCGGCCATTCTGTTATGCAGTTTACATTCTGGAAGTGCTGACTGAGTGCCGTTAAGCCGTCCGCTTTAATGGCCGTTCCTCTTTCGTAACAATCGATGGTAAGCGGAGCGTCATGCTGCCGTGCACGGCCCGCCAAGTATGACCACTTAAACACGTCCGCAAGGGTTTCATAGGTGCGGGTGCTGATACATACGTGTCCTTGCGAATTAAGGTAAAGTTTAGCCCCAGTCGCTCCTTGCGTGTCGTCTTGGATAACCTGTTCGGCGGTGTTCTGAGGTATGATAATTTGGTTGTACACGCCTTTTGATACGTCGGGATATAAAATATCAAGTGTCTTTTCTTCGCCGTTGAACGGTGAGGAAAGGGTAAAAGCGAGTCGGCCGCCTGCCGGTATCTGTTGTAAATCCCTGTGGTCTTGTTCGGTGATAAAGAAGTGCGGCTGACCTATAATTTCTACCGTCGTGCTACCTACTTCTACCTTTTCATTAACTAACGTAAATTCGGCAAGGTGATTTGAATAGTCGCCGTCGGGGACAACTTCTTTTACGATGGCTCGGAGAATATCTTCAAGGCTGTCGCTATCGGCATTTATAGCTCTAGCGTCTAACATGTCTTTAATATTCGGAAAGTTCATACTGATAGTTCGTTCTGTTATCTCATTTAATTCATCACGGATGTTTTCGATTCCTTTAATTTTTGCTTCCTGTTCCTGGACTATGAGAGTGAGATTGTCGGCTACCGTTTCGACGGCGTTGTACGGATACTTATTAGGAAGATCGGCGTTTTGTTCAATGGGCGTTTCCCGCTTAATGACGAGGGTGTCGGTTGCAAATAACGGTACACCGTTTACGGGATAGATGAATTTGTTCTCTACTTCGTCAAAACGGTAGTTGGCTACAATCGGCATTTCTTTTCCGTTGACCAGTAGATACCCCCTAATGTCTTCGCCTGCTCTGTACTGATAAGGGAAGGGAAACGAGGTTGTAACCCCGTCCCCCTTATAGGTGATTGTGGTTTTGTCTTTAGTTATCATTAGCGTTTGTCCTTTCTTTTTTGTTCATTAGACTTTTTCTTATCTTGGCGTACCCGTTCTTCATGCGTCTTGTACCGCTTATCAAAAATCGTTGTGGTAATAAGCTCCTGGACGCTTCTGTCTGTGTCAACTAATGAAAATCTTACAAGGTTCCAGAATCCGTCCGATAAGGTATCGGAGAATTTCCAGGTTCTGTTACCCACGCGCGATAATGAACGGCCTACGTCGGTAAAGTCTTTCTTTTCGTTTCCGGCTGCTTGCGCTGCCTTTACAAGTTCGTCAATAGCTGTAATAGCAAGCGGTGAATTATTTGAATCGCTTCCTAATAAGAAGTGGTTCATGACGCCTTCTAAAGCATCACGGACTACAGGGAGCCCTTGGTCTACGTTTCTTACGGTCGTAATTCCAAGGCGACGGAGCGTTTTGTCCGGATCGTCTAATTCTCCAGCGACGGCACTTCTATAAACAGTTTCGGCCAGGGTCTGCAAGACTACCCAGTAAAGAGTTGCGTTAATGAGTGCCATGTAATCTCCGTGGTCTTTTACCCTGTAGCCTGCCTTAATGAGCGCGTTTAACACGGTTGAGCTATAGCTATAGAACGGCGTTAGCTGTCCTACCAGTGTGTTCTTACGCTGCATAGCTACCTGGTCTTTTACCTGACCGCTTCCAAATACCGCTCTTACGTTTGTGTCAGCGTCTGAAATGGCGTTTTGCTCCATTTGTTTAACGTCCGTCATGCCCGCTTCGATTTGTTTTCTCATGGATTCGTCGTATCCATGTTTCCAAAGGGCCATCGAGAACATGAGGTCTGTTTCGGTAATAAACCAGTATCCAAAGCGATTGAACTTTTCTTTGGCGTGCGTTGCCCGTTCTCTTATGAGTGAGGTGTCTTGCCCTACTTCAAGCTTCATGTCCTGCTGCATATCTCTGTCGATAGTATTCATGCGGTCGCGCATCATAGGCGATTTGTCGAATACAAACTGCCGATTTCTAGCGTATGTATTTGTTCCCTTGTAAAACCCTAGCCCAAAGCTAGTAATGGCCTTTATAGTGTTTATCTTTCCTATCTGATGCATCATAGGAAAGACGTTAAGAACGTTTAGTATGGCCGTCCCCGTTCTCATGGCCATAACAGCAAAGGCCGAGTTTTTACGCATTTGTTCGAGGGTGCGATTAATGATATCGGCTTTTTGGACGTCCGTCTTCCAGACGTCTTTACTCCATTGGCGGATCATATTGTATGTTTCCATGCCGTATTTTTGCTGGACGGCTTGTTGTACGGCCGGGTGCGTAATTAATTTATACACGTCGGTTGCCGCTTCGCGCATAGCGATATGGTGAATGGCTTCTGTTACTGCCTGTGGCCACACGTCAAGACGTAAGGCTAATTGCTGTCCCTTTACTTCACTTACGCGGGACTTGGTACTGCCCATGCCGATGCCAAACGTCGAGCTTCCTGAAAGGGCTTGTTTTACGATGTCGTCTGCTGCAAGGTCGGAGGCTCTTATACTTAGCTTCGGGTCGTAAACAATAGGATAATAACCTCCTTTCATCTGCCTACCGTTAATATTAAACGGCAGCGCTTGCACTTTTCCGAGGCCTTGGCCATAAAGGTTTTCCTGGACCTTGTTTCTTTCTGCCCAGTATGAATCAAGCTGCGTCCAGATGGCTTCAATGAAGTTCCAGTCTTTATCAGTAAGTGACGATTCCAGCACGCTTTGCATTGTGTATTCGTCGATGACGTCCGCTTCGTTTTTGGCCGATTTATTTATCGTTGAAAGTACGCGCTTGCGGCCCTCTTTGTTACCCCAGTTTAAAGCCATGCAAATTAATTGTTCTCTTGTGAAGTTGGTTGTAAGGCCTATGGTAAAGACTCTGTCCGAACGCATGGACTGCCATTCTTCCAATGAGTACATGTTGTAAATCTTCGAAAAGACCTTACACGCCTCTTGCCGCATTGTAAGCTCTTTATTCGCCCCCTGGTTTATGGGTTCGTACACAAGTTGCATCCAGTCGCCACCAAAGCGATTAAAGATGGTTTCGGCTTTGGTGAGATATAGTAATGCGTCTTTAGCCAAACTTTTAGCTTTGGACTTGGTGTTTGTTTGGTTGTTTGAATCTTGCAGCGGATTGAAGGAATTGTCCACGCCGATAGCTTGAACGAGTTTTAAAGCGGCGTCTTCTTGGCTAACAACTTTACCGTTTCTGTCCTTAATGGTTGTTGATTCATAGTCTCGTCTTGACGCCTTGTATAGAACGTTCATGGCTTCAACCATATCTTGGAATTGGTCCATTTGCATTTCGTTATAGTCTTTACGTTCCTTGCTTTCGGCTAGTATTCTAAGCCACGGTGCGACGATTTTATCAGGATTCGGTGCGGTTTCTTTATCCATGGCATAATCAGGATTTAAATCTCCATAGACTTTTTCCCAGTTGATACCTACGGGTTCGCCTTTTTCATTTAACGGCTTCACGCCGTCTTTTTCGGTTATGCCCGTAACATACGCCAGGTGCTGGATCATGTATCGACTGTTCGGGTCCAGGCGTACCGGGTTTTCCCTTCTACTTATACGCTTAACCATGCCTTTGATACCGTCCATGGCTTCTTGCTGCATGTCCACACGACCGGTTGAGCCTTCAAGCTTTGTTCTTACGTATTCTTGATTGTCTTTAGCCGCTCTACTCATGCAGTAGTATTTAAGGCTGTTACCCTTAGCGATAGCCGCTTCTTCAAAGGCCCCCGCCGCCATTAACTTGTCGGCGTTATTTCCTTCTTGCTTAGCCTTTATTTCCCAATGCCGCCAGGTGGTGGCTTCGGCTACTGTCATCTTACTTAATTCTTCACGGGCTACTTGAAGGGTTTTGGTGTAACTTCCGGCAGTGATATCTCTTGCCGTGTTTAACCCTCTCATAGCTTCTTTAAGGGCCGCTTTAGCCGAGGCTAACTCTTCTTTTGCCGAGGCTCTATGCTCTTTGTCTTTTTCTTTGGCATCCTTTAGCCGTTCTTTAAGCTTTTTGATTTCTTCATTCTTAGAAAGCATTAAAGCTATTTGACGGCCTTTTTTTGCCGCTTCGTCGTCTACGCCTAGAATTTCTTTAATGCCGGCCGCAATTTCTTCTTCGGACTTTCCTTCTAATGCGTCAAGTTCACGCATCGCTTTAACGGCTTCTGCGACGTATCCATTTACTTTACGCTTTATAGCATAGGCTTCTAATTGTGAAAGTCTCATTTGAGCGTTTGTTGAGGCAAGCTCTGCATCGGCTGCGTTTTTAAAGTCTTCGGATGTGGGCATCATTTCTTCGTATTCTTTGCGCCGATTTTCCATGAACGCCTTGGAACGTTCTTCTAACGGACCACCAGCCTTTTCAATGGCCGATTCGAATGATTTTTTTGAATCGTAACCAAATTGTCTCAGTAAGTCGTTCCGTAAATGCTCGTCCGCCTCGTTGTATTGTAATTCTTGGCCGTATATCGGGTTTTCATCGACTAGATGTTTTTCGTAATCGATTTGTTCTTTTTCGAGGCTGTTCTCAAGGTCCGTTCGCCACTGGTTTTCCTCTTGACGCATGAGTTCTTTAAGGACTCGTTCCTTGGCCTTTTCTTTGGCGTCTTCGGCCCAGCGTTTAATCATGTCCCCCTCTGAACCTGTTAAGTCCCCGGAAAAGCCCTTCTTGTCCCAGGCGTCTAGCTCTTTGGCTTTTGCCCAGGCTTCTATTTCGTCGTTGGTTGCAAGCATCCGATCCATAACGCGCTTTACGTCTTCCGGAGGCTCTTTACCGAGATTTTTTAAATCTCTATAGATTGATACGAGCCAGGATTTAAATTTTCTAAATGCACTTTGAAGGGCCTGTGTCGGAGCTTTGCCTTCGGCGATATAGCGTTCAAAGCCACGGGCGAATCGTTCCTGCATCCAGCGTTCTTCGGCAGCACGAATGGCTATGACGTCACCACTTTTACGCGCGTTTTCAATATCCTTGGCGTAGGATTTAAATTCCTTTTCCCGTGCCGTCCCCTCGTAATCTTCGATGTCTTCCAGCTTATACGCTGCCCAGTTTTGAATCGTGTCCCAGTCTTCCAGGAGTCCTTTAGGTGCCGCTTCATCTACGGCCATCTTACTCATCTCTGTAAGATACATATGCGCCGCTTCATGAACGAATGAGGATTGGTCTGCTCCATCGAATAGGTGAATGGCACCTGTTTCGGAATTATATGAGGCTTTTATTTCTTGACGGTACTTATCGATGATATTTACCGCCTTGTCATTAAATACCACCACGCAATCGCCGTCTTCACTGTCGTAATAGGATATGCCTTCAATCCCGTTTTTATTCAGGCGCTGTGAGGCTTCTTCCATGTTTCCAAGCGATGTAGATAAATACTTATAGATTTCTTTACCGGTGCCAACGCTTCTTTTTAGGGAGTCTTTCGGATTTTTAATAGCCGCTTCCAGGATGCTGTCTTTTCTTTTTTGTATAGACGCTTCCGCTTTTTGGGCGTCCTCTTTCACGGCGGCAAGGACTTTTTCTTCCTTTTCCTTTTCCATCTGCATAAAGTCCTGGTCTTTTATTTGCTCGTCGATATATCCGAGCGTTTTAAGGTGCTTTATGGCTATTTTTTCTTTGAGCTTAGGTTTCTCGGTATTTTCGAGTCCATTAGCCGCCACCTCTAATTGTTTTATCTTATCTTTCGCTTTATCCAGATCAGATAACGCTTCGGTCTCTTCGGGTAAGGTCCGCATTTCGTTGTGTAATAACTTTTCCCAAAATGCTTTTTGTTGTTCATCCGGTAAATCCGATATTGTCCTAGTAAGCTTTTCTTGTATTTCGGACGGTTGTTCTTTATACCGTTTTTCCTCTACAAGAAGGTTTTCGTCTTCAGGAATGTCTACCTCGTATAAGTACGACGGCAACCCTTTGCTTTTGGCGTGTTTTTTATATGCCTGGGCTGTCTTTTTGTTTTTGGCTGTATAAATGCCCCAGCCGTGTACCATATCCCCGGCACCGGTAAGGGCCTTTTCCAGGTTAAACTCGTTAAAGTCCATACCGCTTCCGTGCCATGCCCTTTGGTCAAACGTTGCGTCTTGTCCAGTGCTTAAAATTTTTCCTTCTTTGGCCTTGCGTAGGTTATTTTCATCTGCTATACTGTATTCAAAGAATTTACCGATTTGGTATGGGCCCGACCAGGGGAATTGCACCCCGTTTGCGGCATACCATTCGGTAATTTTTTTTGTATTTAAATAGTATGCTTTTGCCGGCCGTTCTTCTCCGTCCGGCATTTTTTGTTTTTTTCCTTCAAACTGTTTTATAAACCATTCTTTTTGTATCTCTGCTTCTTTATTTTGCCTCGGATATATACTGGTTAATATGTGTATTAATGATTCTTTTTTATTATCTTTTGCATCTAAAACGATAGGGGTAATAACGTTGGCTTGGTTCTCTTTACTTTTTAAATCGGTTATTATAACCAAGCTTCCTTTATGTGTTGTTGATTCGAATATTGCCACCGGATCGTTTATTGCCACTAAAATTTCTTTTAATATGTCGTTATTTATAGCCGGATGATCTGCTTTTACTTTTCTAATTTTCCAGACATCCATTTTTATTACTCTGTCTGTCGCATTTATCATCCTTAACGATATTGGCGTATGTTTTGCTACAATTACTCTTGAAGTGCCTTTTTTGTTAGCAAGTGCATCTATTGCATTGCGCCACTCTTTGTCATCATCTGCCAGCCATTTATTAGCTTCTTCTGCCTCTTTTTGCGTGAAAACTTTTAAATCATTCTTGGTATACGTTTTTTGATTGCTTATAACCAGGTGTTCACGCATAAAGTCTTTGGCCGTATAGGCCGTGTCGCCATATTCATTACGGATTTTTGCCCAGCTTTCGGCCATTCTGGCGTAAATGAAGGCGTTTTCGTTAGCAGCTAATTTGGATTTATCACTACCATCTTGAAGTTTATTTGATACTTCGTTATATACTTCGTAACCTTCCTTTGTGAGGGATTGTTTTACGGCATAATCGCTCTTGGCCAACTCTTCGAATTTATCCTTTAAGCCTTGCAGGGACTCATATTTTGCCTTTAACGAATTTGCGTTTTGTGCGAATTCGTCTGCTGTTTCCGGAGCTAGAGTTTGCAATTCTTTCATCTGATCTTCGTATGCAATATCGAGCATTTCTTCTCTTGTCGCTTTACGGCCCAGCTTTTTATACATATCCTGGTACCAGTAGTCATTATTCGAGACTCTGATTCCACGGCCTGTTTGACGGCTTTCTTCGTCGGTATACATAATGCCAACGCCCTGCGGTTTGTAATTCCAGTAAGCGTTAAAACCTAATGCGTCTTCATATTCTTTTCTTGCATCTATCAGGGCTTCTTTATAGCTCTTATTTAAGTCGTACGGATTTTTATAGATGACGCTTTCGGCGGCCGTTTTTGTTATATCGTCCGCATCACTAAAATGTTCTTCCATGAGTTCCTTGGATAGAACATCTTTTTTATTTTGGACTAAATTTGCAAGTTCTTCGCGGATCGCTTCCACTCGTTTGGCTTTTTCTTCAAGGGCTGCGCGGTGAACCCCGTTTTTGGCCATCGTCGTTGCCCGCATCAAAGTATCGGTATCTATGGATTCATCAGCAAGCTGGGCAAAGGTTCCAGTAGGAATTACGATATCTGCGCCGGTTGAAATAGATTTATCTACCTGTTCGCCGGTGATGATTCCACGATTTACCATATCGTTTAAAACGTCTACGCCTTTATCTGTTTTAGAAAGTTCTTGCGCGTCCACGTACATATTCTGCACACCGGCAAGACGAGCCTGTTCTTGTACGACGTTTTTATAGACTTCCGGATTTTTTTGCGCTGTCTTGTTTTGGGCTTTATTGGCCATTAACGCTTCAACGGTCTGTTGTTCGACTGTTCTACGGTATTCTTGCTTCCAGTCTTCGTTTTTAATAGCGGCAATGGCCCGCATGCCACGGTAATTTCCTACTCCGTGCGTTATAGCGCCCGTGGCTCCCATGCCTACTACTGCCGGGACGGCCTGCACCATAGCGTCTACTGCGTTTCCTATAATCTCCGTGGTCGTATGCAGAGCGCCTTTTTTATATAAGTAATATTCCGCATTATCCATAAGGTCTTCGGAGGCTTGCTGCATACCTTCTTCTGCAAGTTCTGTGGCCGTACTTCTTCCGAATTGCTTCATGGCTGCTTGTGCAGAGAGTTTAGCAATGCTTTCCTTCCCCGCATCAATAATAGCCATCCTAGCTGCGGCGTTATTTAATATACTTTTTGCCGCTTGCCCACCCCAGGCTTTGGCAATGGGATTGTACCCTAGTTCCATAAGGCCTAATTCAATAACCCCATTAGCCGCGCCCGTTATGGTTGAGTCTACAAGGGCATGGTTTCTGCTGTATTCACCCTTGCGGTTGTTCATTAGTTCCCAGTATCTTGCGGCTGCGCTTTGTTGTTCGAATTGTTCAAACATCCCTACGCGCATACCGTAAGCGGCCCCTGTCGTAGCCCCGGCCATTAAAATACCCGGTGCCGCGGGCGCCCCGATTCCTGTTGCGGCTGCGCCACCTGCCGCTGCGGCCGAGGTTGCCATGCCTAATGCAGCACCTTGCGCCGCTCTTTTTGTGGCCCTTGCGGCCTGGGTTCCCATGATCGTTAATTGCTGAATGGTGTCGTATAAGACTTTCTGACTCGCTGTAGGTTCTTTATAGGCTTGTAATTCTGCCGTTAATCTATCTACTTCGGGCTTAACGGAGTCGATATCTTCACCTTTATAAGCTCTATATTGTGCATCTGAAAGCTTAACCATGTCAGACCCGGAATTAAAAGCGTCTTTAGCGAGGTCAAATATCCCTCTCGTGTCTTTTATGTCTCCATATTCTTTAAGCGCGATGGCGGCTCCTACAGGATCTTTCTTTCTAAGGGCTTGAATTTCAGGATACATGGCGTCCAGGGCTTCGGCCGAAAAAGCGCTGCCGCCCATAAAGCGTGCGTTTAAACGTTGGTTATATAGCTTTTCCGCCTGTTCATAAGCCGCTTCGTTATCCATTAAAAACTGCGGTGAAACACCTATAAATTGCGCGTATACTTTGGCATTGTGCATACCTTCGGCGTTTCCATTGAAGATATTGCGATATACGTCCATGGCCGAATCTTTGATTTCATCGATAAAATTCGGTTTCGGGGGAGACGGTGCTGTTGCTCCGGCAAAGTCTTCTGCTGACGGATTTCTATAATCTGACGTCGGTTTGAAATTCATTGTGCCATTAGCAAGTATGGCATCGGCTTCTTTCCATCGTTTTGCCTGGTCTGCGTCGTATTCTACCTGGCCTTCTTGTATTGCCGTTTCTGAATCTTTAAATCCTAGCACATCATTATTCGGCGTTTCTCCAGTAGGATTTTCGGGATTAATTTTAAAGTTGTTAAAATTGTATTCTGCCATTGTTTCACGTCCTTATTTATACTGCCCGCTTTTAATATAGTGTTCTGTAGTTTCTCCGTTTAACAACTGTTGATAGTAAATGTCGTGTACCGTGCTTTCGGTTCCGTCAGTCCAATAAATCTTCCAGTACGTTTCGCCGTCGTCGCCCGTTTCCGAGTATGCTTCTTTGATTCCGGCTGATAATTGGTCTGCTCTTGTTCTTCCGTAAGACTCATCTCTTGATGTTACTAGCGTTATAGCGTACGCATACATTTCGTCTTGAGTCGGTTCTCTTCCTTGTTGTGATTCAAATTCTGCTGCCCATCCTGCAACGGACCGCTGAATTACTTCTGCGTTATTAATAAAAGTATCTTTATCTATTCCGGATCTTCTTGCCAGATTATCCATATTAATGGTGAATTCTGGCTTAAATTCGCCGGTGCCGTTTGTGTAGTCATTAAAGGCTTTGGACATGCTGTTTTGTTCATTTATCGACAATGAAATTCCGTTCGTATTGCAATAGTTTATAAATTCGCTAAAGCTGTTAAACTGACGTCCGATCATTGATTTAAACTGCGTTAGTCTTCCGCCTTGTCCTCCACTACTTCCTCCGGATCCGCCGCTTCCGCCGCCTGCTGCTCTAGGCGCCGCGACGTATGTCCCTATTGCCCCCTTTAAGGCTGCGTATACTTTGGGATTCCCCTTGCCATATTTTTCGGCTATGGCTACACCCCCCTCGTAGGTGAGTGTTCCATTTTCGTGGGCCAATTGCATTTCTTGAAGACCTGCCTTTACCAGTCCGTCATTTGCAATTTCTTCGTTCCTTGTTGCTTGGGCTTGGTAGGTGTCTGCGATTTTTAACATGTGCTGTGCTTCTTCTTCTGAATATTTAACACGTGTTCTTGTTGTTTTGGCGTTTTCGGCTTCTTTGGGGATTATAATTTGTGTCGGTTTTAAATGCTGCGGGTCAAAATCTGCGTTACTTGCTTCTGCCACGCCGCCTTGGTCGTTGTTGGCGCTAGACATGTTGCCTACTACTTTTCCGCCTTCTTCTGCGATCATGACGTGAGTTTGGGTGTCGCCCCCTACATCGTCGTATACAATAATTGAACCTGGTTTTACTTTTGACGGGTCGTAAGGAATTACCGACATACCGGATTCTTTGGATCTATTAACCAGAACGTCTACATTTACTACATTGTCATCGTGGAACTTTTTTAATGTAGGTGAATATGCGGCACCGATACTGCATACCGCTTCCACACACGCCACTTTGCCGTTTGCAAGTGGAGCGTTTCCTGTCCATTGTACGCCTTGGTTTATAGCGTTTTGGATGTTTGAGCCACTAGCCCCTATCTTTTCTTTTGCTTTATGAGCTTTGGCTAATCTGTCATTTACGGAAGCGTTTCCAGGCGGCGCTTCACCCCACGTATAAAAATCGTTATCAAGATAAAACCCGTCTTTTTTATCAAGCCATGCCTTACCGGCGGCCGGTCCGAAATTCCATGCGATAATAAGCGCATCTTCGTTGTCCGAGCCTATCCATTGGGCTAACGTCTTTTTGTATTGAGCCGCTACTTTATCTTGTGCTTCCGGTGACCTGTCGTTCGGGTCTACACCTATTTTTTGTGCTTCTTCGGCGTAGGTACTGGGTGAAAATTGGTATCTTCCAAAATGTCCGGAGTCGTTAACCAGGTTATAGTCGTCATTATTGGTTTCTACAGCAGCGATCATCTCAAGAGTTGTGTCGCCCGTTTTGCTGCCACCACCTTCTTCTACGGTGTAGGTCATTTTTGAGCGTATATATTCTTCGCGCTTTTTAGGGTCGTTGGGGAAGAGGTTGAAGGATTTTTTGGCGATGTCCATCATGTCGTGTTCGCGTTTTCGTACGTTTAATTCTGTTCTTAACTTGGTGATGTCCGCATCATAAACAAATGGAGATACCTTATCGATGAGGCTATACGCATCTTCATAATCTGACTCGTCGCCGCTTTTGGTTTTGTTATAAACCCATTGCTGCGTAAATGTTGTTGCGGCTTTTTTTGTCATTTCATCTAATTTTTCGTCGCCATATATGTTTTTATATTGGCTATACACGATACCTCTTATTTGCGTGAGTGATGAATAGGCATTTTCTAATGTATTGGTTTCCATTGCGGCGTCTGTGACGTCTGCCACGGCTCTTGCTACACTTTCATTTCTATGTGTTGTGGTTTTTTCGTATTGGTCTTGCATGACAGCTCCTGTTTTGGTGAGGTTGTTTTCGTCTGCCATGGCATTAAAAGCTCTATGTGCCTTTTCGTAATTGGGAAGATTTGCGATTGTTTCTCTTCTTATTTTTGCTTCGCCTTCTTGGTATTGCTTTAAGATGTCTAAGGCATTCGTATCTTGCTTGTGTAATAGGCCACTATCCGGATCGTTTAATAAGTCATTTACACGCTTTTTATATTCGTTTGTGGCGTCAAGCACCTTCATACTTATTTGGTCGTCTACGTATGCCTGTATTTGTCCTTGTAAAGCCCCAACGGCTTTTCCCATCAATTGGTTTCCGGTTGTGTTACCACCAAAGGCTTCTATGCTATTTGTGGCCTGTACGTTTGCGTTTTCTACGTTAGGGTCTACAGCCCTGTTGTATGATTTTATTTCCATGGGTTACCCCCTAAAATTCTTAGATCCAAAGGGATTTGAACTGAATAATCCCTTTTGCGCGTTCGCATATCGTGACCACCTTAGAAGGTCGGGTTTATAGTCAAATGTATAGTCCGTTCCAGAGTTTCCGGTTGCGGGCTTTGTAGCTCCGGCGTATTCGTGTTTAATTCCGTACATGCTGGAAGCCGTTGAAAGAAGAGTGGCTATGCCGGCTAATTTCCCCTGAGCCTTGGCGTTTTCTGCCGATGCCTTGTGACCTGCGGCTTGGTTTTCGTAATTATACTGGTTGAATAATTCCGAACGTTCATCATTACGTTGGTTCTGTAATAATTGACTGCTGTCATCTTGGTATGTTCCGTACGATGAGATGAGAATATCTAAAGGACTGCCTGTAAGCGTCATGTTCGACGATCCGGCTTGGGCTGCTGTTTGTCCTGCCATTAACCGCATCCTGTCGTCAAGTTTTCTCTGGTCGTTTGCGTATTTATCGGCGATTTGGTCTTGCCGGAGTTCGCTTATTTTAGCGTTTTGTTCGGCGGCTTGTTCTTGTTGTCGATACATGGCGACTTTAGCGTTTGTTTCTTGCTTTATTTGTTTATATTGCATGATGCCCTGGACGGCTTGGCCGGCTATCATGCCCCATACTCCGCACATTATTCATTCCTCCTTATCGCGAATTGTTGCCACGTTATACCGTTTTCATTAAACGGCGTACCAAAAACGGCGCCGGCTTTTAGTAGCCAACGCCGTGATTCACTATTATCTATGCTTATATAGTTCGTTATAGGCCCGTATTCCTTGGTAAATCTACTGATTTCATCAAGTCCCATGGTGATTAATTCTTTTTTGTACTTTTTAATGTCCGTCGTTCCTACCATCCATACGGCATGGAGTCCGTCTATCGGATATTTTATGATCCCGTATATGGCGATAGGTTCTCCCTTTTCGCCGAACGCCAGGAAGTTATCACAAAATTCATGCATGGCGCATGTTGTAACGGATGTATAGGCACCTTGTAGTTCTTTTTTATCAATCGGCCGCAAATGTTCTTCTATGTACTTTACGGCCTGTAGGTGCTTTTTATCTTTTTTATTAAATTTCTCCGTTGTAACTCTTAACAATGCCGCCATCAATGCTTACCTCTCTTATGATTGCGTTTAGTTCAAACGGGAACGGTTCATCGTGCTTAATGCAGATATGGTTTTTGGTGTTGCTACCGATGTTTGCGACCGGCATTTGTTGCACGATATCGCCTGTTTCTAACGTCTCATAATCTTCATACCGTAATTCATCCATATCCTTATCTTTAAACGTATATCCGATATGGCCACCGTAGGATTTTTCTACTCTTAAGACAACGGTATTAATCTTTGATATTCGAGCTTGCATAGTCCCCTCTTTTAATCCGATGTCAGGGCCCGGCTGCTTAATTTTCGTTTCATAGGCAAGGCCTATCGTGATATCTGAAAACGACTGGCCAAAGGCCACTAAGCCATTTTCAGGCACTTCCGCATCCTTCATCCTTGTGCCGTCCGCTAAGATTTGTACGGTTTTTCCTATAAGGTGATCCGCTTTTATGCTGCTACCGCTTCCTGTTACGTACGAATCCATGTATACAGCCGCTTCTATATCAGGATTAAACCGTTCTATATAGATTTTCCCGTCTCTTTCTACCGTTACGTATAATATGTCGCTTGCGCCGTTTGGAATGGATGTTACCTTTTTATATTTGCCGTCCGTCGTGTGATGCGACCAGGCAAATACGTTTTGCTCTTTAATGAAGGCTAATGAAAGCAGCATGCCGTCGTCACGAACATAATACAAGGTGCTGTTGGGCTCTTGAATGTAGGCAGATGATACCAGCTTATGACCTTCGGTTAGGTGCGTCGCCAAAAGCGTTAAATCATCGCCGTTATAGTTATCCGCATCATATTGATATCCGAGGTCTCTTACGGTCTTTCCGCTTCGCTGTACGTGTACGATACGATTTCCTATATGCTGCGGAGGACATGTATTGGATCCACGCATGGTTTGCGGCCTGGGATTAATTTTAGCCGGCGTGATGACGCTTGCGCCTTCTATAATCCATTCGTTACCCGTTGTAAGGATGATAAGGTCTTTGGCGGGTACTAAGTGCAGAATCTCAAAGCCGTTGCGAGTGATGAGGTCTGCTTTAATGGCCGAGTCGTCGGTTACGCCACCGTCTACTTTTTCAATGCCAAAATTGGGATAGTCGCCTGTTCTACTCATCCATATAGAGTAAGGTTCTTTTTTTGTCGCGGCTAAAACAAGCCGATCTTGGAAAAAGCACGCCATTTTAGGATAGCCGTTATCATTGTTCCAGCTACTTAGTGCATATACTTGGGTTTTATCGGTGTTTGCAAAATCGGTAATAACCGAGGCTTTAACCTCCGTCGATGAAACGACTTCTGTTATTTTAGCCGTACCGTCGTTTGAGTAAGGGTTTCTGGAAAAGTCTACGGTAAGTTTACCACTTCCGTTATCTGCATCCGTTGTGGCTACTGCTTTCATCCACGTAGGTGTTGTTAAGGTGCCGGATTCCGTGAAGTTTTGGTCGTTATTTGACTTGTAGCTTCTATATTCTTTCCAGGTTTTATTATCGTCTGAGCGGTAAACTGTGACCTTACCTTTCCATGTGCCGTGAGTTGTAATCTTCCAGGCTTTTCCTACTCGTATAGACTTAGTTTCTTCTGTTTTTGAAGAGGCTTTTATTTCGATTTGTTCTGATTGGTTTTCGGCTTGCTGGGTTAGTTTTATGTGACTATTTACCATGCCGGGCGTGAATGTGTCTTTTGTGGCTGTTATGGTGACGTCGTTTCCCGATGTAGTCGAGGGCTTTAATTCATTATTTCCGGTGAAGGTGATTCTGATGTATCCGTTTTGGCCGTCTTTTCCGTCTGTTATTCGGGAAGGATTTTTTTGAACGTCTTTACATGCTCCGGCAGATCCGCCTTTGGCTCCGCCTTGGTACGAGGTTCCGTTCTTTCCTTTGGTGCTTTGGTTTTGGCCGTTAGGTTTACTTGCGATTCCTGCACCGCCACCTTTAGCTTCTGCATTATTAAAGGATGATTTTCCTCCGTCTGTTCCATCTGTCGGGTGTGCGTCTCCTTTTTTAGAATATTCGGATTTTCCGCCTTTGCCGCCGGCGCCTACTATTACGGAATATGTTCGTCCTGCGGTTAGCGTGTCTATTATTATTTTCTTTTCGCCAGTGCCGCCGTTTCCACCTTGTAATTCTATGGTCCCTGTGGCGGTATTTCCATCGCTCCCATATGTATATGAGTAATGCTGTACTCCGGTCCCGGCACCGCCGCCACCAGCTCCTATGATTTCTGCGGTGTATTTTCCCGTTACTTGCGGCGTAAATGTGTATGTTCCAGGCGTCGTAAACGATGTTTCTTTATTTACCGTCTGTGCAGCCGAGTCGTAATAAGGTTCTGTAATTTCATACTCTTTAAACATCCAGCCTGTAGCCGTTCTTTGAAGGCATTGAATCGGATAATCGCCGGAGCAAATGAACATGGTGTCGGCCGATTGGGTAAATTGTAAGTTATCCACATTATCATACGGTGTGGATAACTCCGTGCCGGTGTATTTTCCGTCTTCCCAGATACGTATGTACTGGTAGCCTACTTCCAATAGATAAGCATCGTCTATTCCGGCATTAAAGGCGACAATGGCCGTCGGTTTATCGTCGTATTTAACCTTCCCGATGAATTCCGATCCTTGTCTACGATAGCACCCGCCGAACGGACGGATGACGAGGTTTTGAGCTGTTAGAAGGGCTGATTTATATTTATCAAGGTCTACCCTGTTGGCAACGTACGGCGATATTTCGCCGGCTGCAAATGACGGTTGTATGAGATATATATTCATCGCACCCTCCGAGTCTGTGCGTAATTGCTATGATATACCGCATCCCTTTGGCCTTCTCTTGCGTCGTTTAATTGGGCATCGTGAATAATAGCCTGGAATAACTGATATTGTATTTGGTAGGCTTGAGGGTTTCCGGTAAGACGCATGGCCATGTTGGCTGCAAGTAGTCTTGTAAAAGCGCTGACGAACAAGGTGTCCATGACCTGCACGTCTTTTTCATTGACCGTGTAATCGGCATAAGCGTCTTGTAGATTACACGCAATGGCTTTGGTAGCTGTATCTATGTTTACGACAACGTACGGAATGTGTTCTTGTACGTTTATCTGTTTGTTTCGAATGTTGTTTATCTTCAAGCAATTTTTCGGATACGCGTAGCAAAAATCATATCCTGGTATTTCTTTGTCAAGAAGGGCTAACTTTTCGATTCTATGAGCAAAGCTCCACGGATACGCCCGGAGTACCGTTTCTCTTGTTTGGTTGTAATAGAGCTTACAAGCCCTTGCGTTTTCTTCCTTATCGTCCATTGATATAATAGTGCCTTTTCCTAAATTTGATAGCGCCATGTTGCAAATATCCGTGTCTGTCATGTTTTCTCCCTTTCTCTAATAAAGCCGGGGACGGTGGTACCCGTCCCCTTTTCTTTATAACTTGTGTTTTTTAACGAGGTTTACAAGTTCCTCTTTGGTTTCTTCACCGGTGTATTTAACTCCGGCTTGGATTAACTTAGCTCGTAGTTCGTTTGCATGTAACTGATTTAAACTTCTTCCTTTATGGCAATCCTTAAAGGGGATTCCTGTCTTATCGTACGTCTGCATCCATTACTAAAGATGCCGAAATGGTGCCTGCCGATTGGGCTGCGGCGGACGCCCATTTAAGGCGGAGATAGCCGAGGTCTCCGTAAGGTACTTTTACGGCTAAGGTTTTACCTTTTTCTGCCGTGTAGGTGCCGAGGGTTTTAGCTCCTGTCATTTTATCGTTATCCGCTGTTTCAAGCGTTACCGTACAATCTGCCGAGGCACCAGGTAATTTAACAACTAAGGTTAAGGGGCTTCCTGCGTCACCCTTACCTGTTTTAATGACTTCGCCTGTTCCGGACTGGCCGGATAATTTTACGTTCCAGAAGAACGTATTTTCTGCATCGTATATCATGTGTTTCTCCTTTCTAGGCGATAACGGGTTCAGTTTCCGTCAATGCATCATTTTTCTTAACGATAAGGCCCGATACGTACAGCGTCGGAATGCCTTGCATAAGCTGCTGTTGCGTTACGTATACGTTATTTTTATCTGCGATATGTAGTTCGAGCATTGTATATGCCATAGGCGATACATACAGAATCGGGCGTTTCGGGTTTATGATTTTGTTTTTTGCGACTACGATTCTTTCAGCTAATGCCTTGCGTGCATCAGAGGTTGTGTCTTCGGCTGCTGCCTTGCAGTCGATATTACGAACGGCCGCAACTTTACGGATGTTCTTTACTGCAAGGCCTGCATCCCAATCAAACAGCGTTGCAAGGGCCCGATATTTACCGCCGTTTGCGTCGATAGCGTCGATTTCGCCGAGGTCTTGGATATCAAGGCCCGCTTTAGAGCCCTTCGGGTAAATGCCTACGACCGCATCTTCGCCCCAATCAACGATGTATGCGGAGGTTTGTTTATTCGCCGTCTTACCGCCGGCATTTACTACTTGGTAGCCTTCTTCGCCGAGGTCGCCTTTAAACGTGTTGTAACGAATGCTTAACCCGTTAAACTGGTCCGGGTTTGCGTCCGTATCGCCGTAGAACATGTATTTTGCAAGGTCATCCGTAAAACCCTGGACGTAAGCCTTGTCTTCGGACATGCGGAAGGCTTGCTTGTCCGGGGCGAGTTTTACAAGCTTTACATCGACTTCCGAGCGTGCTTCCATGAGGCAGCACGTGTCGATGATTTGCTTTGTTGTGGATTTTCCAGGTTTTACGCCGGCATTAATGCGCCGTAATTCCGGATGAGGGTACGACGTACGGACTGTCGTTTGGTTACCTGTGGGAAGGTTTCCTTCCATCCAGGGGATATCTTCCATAATAGGATTGCTTTGAGCCATGACTTCCATAATCGCGTCTAACTGGCCCTGCGGATTTAAGCGCTTACGTAAATCCGTGAAAGTTAATGCTGTGCTTCCAATCATATTTTTGTTCTCCTTTAATTAATACTTAGAAAAATCCGTGTGAGGATACATATCGGTACTGGTTGCGGCGGTACCTGCGCCACCCATTTTGCCAGGATCTTCACCGATTAAATCGGCAAAGGCTGCCATGGTTTTAATCATGGCTATATGATTACCGGCCCCCGTCAGATTTAACATCTGCGTAAAGCCGGGAATCTTTTGTTCAATGTAATCTCTTGCGGTTGCGGCCTTACCGAGCGTCTCTTGGTATGCTCCGCCTAATTCTTCTTTAGCCGCATCACCCCAGGACTTTACTTCGCTTACATATTGTTCCTGGAGATTTTTAGCTACCGCTTCGGCTACGCCTTGGGCATACTGAATGCCGTAAGTTGCCATACCGGCTGCCTGTTCTTGCGTTGCACCCATGCCCTTTAAGAGATTCGTAAATTCTTCGGTACTTTTTTCGTCCGCTTCTAGGCCCGCTTCTTTTAATACGGTCGTAAAGTCGTATGATTCGGGTACTTGCGGAGTAGCACTTTCGCCGTCACTACCTAAGGCGGTTTGCGTTCCCTTACCAATAAATGAGCCGCTTTCTTCTTGGTCAGCGCTTGTATCGGTCGTTTCGGTTGTGGCTTGTGCTTCGTCAGTTTGGCTTTCCGGGCCATCAGCAAATCGTTGTAGGTCAAATATCAACTTTTCCATGTTGTTTTCATCCTTTCAAGTTCAATTCTTTTTTCAGCGTATTCTTCTTCCATTTGGTGAAGTAGTTTCATGCCTTCAAGGCCTAATGATTGAATGAGTTTTAAATACTCGAGGCCTACACGACGGCGTCCTTCGTCAAGGAGTGTGGTCTCGTTTGATAGCGGGCTATAGATTCTCGTTGCGTCCAAAAGGCGAGCCATAAAATGCCGTCCTAGGGGACTTTCCATGACGTAACGTAAGGCTTCCATGTCTTGGCTTCGTATGGTTTCTTCCATAAGTTGTGCGGTCTTTCGTTCTTTTTCGTGCATTTTTACCTCATTCCCAGCCATTCCTGCATAGCCGGATTGCCGTCATTTGCCGCTTCTGTTGCGTTTTTAGCAGCGGCTGCAAGGTCCGGAGCTTGGGCTATAGCTGCTTGTTGCTGTGCTTGGGCTTCTGCTGCGGCTTGTGCTTCTTGACGCTGTTTTTGGATTTGTTCCACTTCTTCGTCTGAACGGATCATGGCTGCCGGCACGCCTACTTGTGCTAAGTAGTTTGCGACCGCTTCCGTAAGGTTAACCTTGTCGAGTACCGTCTGGTCGAATTGTGCGGCTTGTCCGATAAAGCCGATACCTTGTTCAATAGACGTAAGACCACTCATCTTTTGTGCCTGGGCTAACGGCGAAATATATTCAATCCTAAACTCTTCGCCTACAATGTCTTGCAGCTCTTCGGGAATGTCCGGGAATACGCCGCTTCTATCTAAGATGTTGTAGACCCTTTCAAGGATTCGATTTAAGAATTCGTATTGAAGGCGTTCTATCACCGGGCCTAGCTGTTGTAATTTTTCCTGGTTTCTTGCCATTACTTCCTGGGCTGTCATGCGGCCTTTGTCCAGTTGGTCCAGCATTAAGAAGAGGTCCGAGGAGTACGTTCGTTTCACCCTATCTTCCACACGTTGGATTTTTCCTTCAAGTTCTCCGATTGCTAATTGTCCTTGGAAGATAGGCCGAATGACTTCGTTTGGATCGTTTATGGCCGTTGTGCCGCCGGGGAAGAGATTGATATTTCCTATTTGCGACGGCGGGACCTGTAGCGGCGGTTTTACGCCCATTTCAATGGCCGTAATGGCATCAAGTTCCATTTGTTGTAGCATTTTGGCGTCCGGCAAGGCGTTCCAGCCAGGGCCTGTCGCGTAGGCTTCTGTTCCTTTTACGGTATAACGGGCGATGGGTACGGGCCATTCTTCAAAGCCCGTAACCGCCAGGCATTCATCTTCGTTAGAGTCTTCTACCCAGTAGGTCGATGTGAACGGCATCTTTTTGTTATTAAGCTTGTTTGGGTCGTTATCTTCGTTCTTTTCGACGAGCCAACACACTGTGTGATAGTTTTGATGACCGCTTCCATTATCGTATGACTGTTTAACGGTCATTGGGCAGTTATCGTACCCGAACTGCTTTACGATTTGATTTACGGTCATTTTGGCTCTTCTAGCAAAGGTTGAGACTCTACCGGTTGCGTCACACGCCAGGGCATACGTACCTATGGTGTATGGAACAAACGTCACCGTGCCACCTTGTGAAAAAATCCCCAGGGCCGCTTGTCCAAAGGGAAGTTCCGAATAGCACTGATGGATGGCGTTGTAGAAGTTTGAGCCGGACAATACCGATTCCATGATATCGGCTCTTGTATCTAAGAATCGCTGCACGCCTGTATCATCGGCCAGGTCTTTATTTCCAATGCCAAAACGGAACCAGCGCCTGGACGGCGGTGTGAGCCCAGACTGGACGCCTGCTGCAAACGTATCACGGGCTTCTTGAATAACACCTGTGAAGATTTCTTCGTCGTGTATGACGGGCTTTCCTGCCGTGTCGTCATCGAATAAGCCGTCATAGGGAAGTTCATAATCACGGATTAACTTCCACACTCTTTCCCATGGCCGCCTTGCTTGGAATAAGGCATTAAATCGCTGTACGAGCTTTCTTTTATCTTTGCATGTGTTCGGCCTTACCGTCTTTTTATTTTCCGTCGGGCTTCTAGCGAGTTCTGTTTTTATTTCTTTACGCATGTTTTTCTCCTTATCCCAGCGTGTTTTTGCCATTGGTTGTTCCCAGTGCCGTATCTATAGCCGTGCGCGTACTTTGGAAGCCACGTTTTTTACGCTGCTTTTCAACGCTATCGACCGTTCCTTGATCGCCGTTATTTACGGCCTGCACCGTGGGATCCGGTGTTTTAAATTCGGGAGATGATGTACTTCCACCAAATAATCCTTTTAATCCACACATTGGTATTACCCCCTTTTAAACGGATTGTATTTTGTTTGTGCTGCCTGTTTTTGTCTTTGGCTTTTTAACACCGGCAGTGAAAATGTTAGGGCTAGGGCGTCTGCTTTATTGGGTGACGGTACGCCACGGGCCTTCATATGGTCTTTACTTTCTAAAATAATTTCACCTTTTTCGTTGACGGATGCTTCGGGACCTATGAGGTCATCTCTTAAAACGTCGTCATCGGGAAGAACGCCGCCGTTTATAAGCCATTCCTTCATCTTTCCCCAGATTTCAGCCCTTTTATTAGCAAATCCTTTTGTTCCGGACTTTCCCCCAAAAGCAATCAGCTTCCAATTTCTTCCCATGGTTACGCCGAACGAATAAAGCCCTGTTCCGTATCCTTGGTCAATAAAGACCGCATCCGCCTTATATTCGTCTTCAAATCCCGCCAGGATTGCCGCCATGGCTCCGTCGTTGTCGTTTTTCTGGTATTCACCCAGGACCTTACAGTAAAGACCTTGGCGCATGATAATTACGAATTGGTCGCTTCCCGTCCAGGCCGGGTCTACTCCAATAATGACGGGTGCAAAGTTATATTCAGCCGGCCGGAGCGTTCTTTTTGTAGCCGCATCAACTATATCTACGCCTATGTATTGAGCATCAGATGATGACGGAAATTCCCCGCGTACGCGGACCTTGAAAAAGTCCGAGTCTTCGCCGTATTGGTTTTTCCATTGCTCGATTTGGGCTTTGTTAGAAATGGCTACGTCCCTAGAGTCTATCTTCCTGGTGTCCCAGTAATTACGGTACTTTGTAAAGCACGAATGGAACCGCCCTACATTACGGGTAGGGTTTCCGTAACAGCACCAGATGATTTCCGTATTCTTATCTGTTAGGGCGCCTTCTGCGACTTCCCAGATGCGATCGTCTATAGCGGAGGCTTCATCAAATATGATAAGAATCCTTCGGCCCTGGTTGTGTAGCCCGGCAAACGCTTCGGTGTTTGTGACGGACCACGGGATGGCATCAATACGCCAGGTTCTTTCGTGTTCCGCTTCGATTGAAAATATCGCGGTTGCCGTGTAAGTGAATAGTTCTTTACCGATGAACTTTCTGTGCCATTTGGCAAGCTCCGCCCAGGTTTTGGTTCTTAATTGGGCTTCGGTATTGGCGGTTACGACGCCTCTTGTGTCCGGATGAGTTGAAATAGCCCATAGAATAAGCCAGGCTACGGTCGTACTTTTTCCTATGCCGTGGCCTGATGATACGGCCTGACGAATTACTGTATCCGGAGTTTCCAATCCTTTAGCGATTCTTTCTAACTGTTCTAATTGCCACTTTTGCGGCTTTTGGCCTTTTAATTCCGGGTCGTTGTCCCAGTCAAATGCAAAATATACCCAGGCTACCGGATCGTGAGTTAAGCGGCCTAGACAGTCCATAAGCTTGTATGCTTCGTCTTTATTCACTAGCCGCTTCCCCTTTCTTTAATAACGCCTGCTGCAAACGCTCTGACAGGTCCATGTTAGCGTTTATTTCAACGCTTCCGGTTAATTCTGTTTGCTGTCTTTGCTTCCAGTCGTCCGGTGCTAAATTGGTGAGAATGAAGGTTGCGGCCTTTGTTTCCGGCGGCACAAACACAAGTTCGTTTTCTATCTTCTTTGTGACTTGCTTGCCTACGACCTTGCCATCTTTTATGATGTCTGTTGTGACGGTCTGTTCTTTCTTTGGCATCTTTTTTTCGATGCCTACAGCTCGTTGGAACAAGGCATTTTCGACCTGGGCTACGCAGTAGTCTTTTCCAATGGAAAGTGCCTCCGAAAACTCCGGATGTTTTTTTGTCCATTCGTAAAGCGTTGATTCAGATATGCCGATGTATGCGGCAATCTCATCGTTATGCCATCCCTTACGGCATAGGCTTTTAATAACTTCCAGGTTTTGGGTGGTGTGGAACTTTTTCCATGTTGTTGAACGACGCCTTATATTAATGTTTTTTCCTCGCGCGTTTTTTGTGCGCGTATCTGTGTTCTTGATAAATATCTTCTCGCGGCGAACGGGTTCACCTCGTACCTTGTTTTTTGTCATACTTCCTCCTACTTAAACGTACGCCGTCTTGTTGAGTGGTAAACAGGCGTATGGTTTATATCTGTTTCGTTTGTTTTTCGTTTCTTTTGCCATTTCGGCTCAAAGCATATACACCGCTCCGATTCTATCTGTAGGTGCATGTTCACACATATTTCGCGGTGGTTGTGTTTGCATCGTTGGTTGTCACATCGGATCATGCTACCCTCGCTTTTCCGGCAACAAAAAAGGAAGGCCCGTCATATGCGGGTCTTCCTCGTCTTATTTTTCTAGCTTACATGATAGCACAGAGTGATATGTAACTTTAAGTACCCTCTTTTGATTTTTTTAGGATTATATCGAAACTTTTTAAGGCTCGCCGCTGTGTTCTAAAAATATTCGGCCATGTACAGCCCATGGCCTTACATATGTTTTCCCACTTTTCGCCGTAAAGGTATCTTCTTGAAAGGATGCTTTGGTGTTTAGGATTTTCCAGTTTTTCGATTAAGAGCCGCGCCTCTTCTCTTTTTTCAATGAGTTTGTCCCACTCTTTATCCGCATCCATAATCATATCCGCCAGGCGTGCCACTTTGTCTGCCATGCCGCTTCCAGGCGTTCCGGAAACTTTATCTGCTGAATAATCCGTTCCTTTTAATGTGCAGATATCTTCTCTATATCTTGAGATTCTTGTTTCCAGGGTTTTCAACTTAATGTCTAATGTCCGGATGGATTGTAGGTACTTTATGGCCGTCATGTTTTCTACCATTCTTTTATGGTCTCCTTAATGATGACGTCCATATCTATGGTTCCGTTGTACCGTATGATGTTGTTTTTTTCTATTTCGCCGGCGTGCAGCGCTTGCAGCATCCATAATATTTTTTTCATCACTTTTCTGTCTTGTTCTTCTTCTCCGTGAAATACTACTACGTCTTTTGCGTTTTGCCTTGCGACGATCCCTGTTTTTCTAACCCTAAATAATTGCAGCGCTCCTATAGCTTTTCCGTTTTTAATTATTAGCATGTCCGCTCTCCTTTTGGTCGTGATGATTTTTTAGCGTTCACCAATCATAATGCCTTCTTCTCTGGCTCTTAATCGTAGTAGATTTAAATACCGTTCCATTACATGCGCCTGCGCCTGGAGTGCGTCTATCGGAGTTTTCGTATCCCGGTCTAGCCGTTGACTTTTTCTTGCTATAGCGACTTGTAGTTTTTGGTGCCTAATTTTTAGTTGCCAATATTCAGCAAGAAGCCGATCTTTATAGTTGTCGCTTGTCATAAGGTTTATGGTGTCTTTTAGGTCTCTTATTCTCATGGTTAGTCCTCTCTTATTTGCCCGTTTTCGCTATTTCTTATGTTGCTATCTTGCTTAATTCTGTAGTTTTCCTCGAAATATTCCTTTTTCATTACTTCAATAATCTGTAATCTTGAACTTACTTCCGGCTTTATGAAGTAGTCGCCAGGAAAGGCTATTTCTCTACCTTGGTGCCATATTATTTCTATTCTTCCAGTGGCGGGGAGAATGTGCATCTCTTGGCTTGTTGCGCAGCACCTTACGGTTTCCCAAACGTCCTGTATGTTTTCGCCAGTCCATTGTACGGCCTCTAACGTTTTTGAACCTTCATACTTTTGCACCTTTGTTGCCGCTTGTGATGTGGGAATAAATTTAATCTCGACGTCTTGTTCTTTTGCTGTAGACTTTAGTACGACGGCTAGGATTATTAGTGTGATTATTAGCCCTATTATTACCCCTGTGTTTGTGGTTATTTCTAGCTCCATTGTTAATTCTCCTCTCTGTCGTCAAAATTTAATTTATCCTGGGCTCTGTCGCCGTCTATATACCGGAATATTTCCGTCGTTAATCGTTCGATTATTTTGCTACATTCTAGCGTAAACGGAATTTCACTAGTCGGTGTGCCGTGATTTATAACCCTCTTCGGTGCCTTTACTTCAATAAATGTTCCGGCATCAGGTATGTAAAATTTGGCCGTTATGGTAACGCCTGTCTCTGCCGTCTTCTCGTTGTATGTGTAGGTAAGCTTTTTAGCTATTAGACGATCTTCGCAATAGTCCGGCAATTCTAAAAGCTCGGTAATATGAGGCGAAAGTTCTTTTACCGCTTCAATTAATTCCGGTCTCGGATACTCTGCACATTTTATTTGGTATGTGTCATATGTCCCGGTGCTTGCGTTTTCTCTTTCAAATGTGATTGTAAAAATTTGGTGCTTGCCGATTTCGAATTTTCTTATTCTTCTATCCAGCATAGTTTGCTCCTTTCATGTGGTTTAATATCTGCAGATAATTAAAGTTAATATTGCTATACATATGGGTACTATTAAATCATTAATACCCAATCCTACGTCAGTTGCCTTCAACGCTAAGCTTAGTAAAATTAAGCCTATTCCGATTTGTTCCATGTAATTTCCCCTTTTTGTAAGTCCGGTAGTTTTTCTATTTGCTTCAAATATTCAGTGACTTCATCGGCTGTTAAATATCCGATAAAGTCGTTTGTTATCGGTGTGCTGTAGCAAAATACCCCGTTTTTCAGTACTGCTAATTGATAAAGCCCGTCTTCATTCCCCTTGCTGCATTTGTTCTGAAATACACTTGCTCCGTACCCGTTCGGAAACTCGTATATATGGTACATTGAGTTGCCGTGTTCCTTGTCAGTGGTTATAACCTCTCGGCACGGCTCGTAATTTCCGAATTTTATGTATGACATTTACCTTTTCTCCTTTTTAATACGCCGTGCTTGTTCATTGAATTTCTTCAAAACGAGCAAGAAACGATTTTTCATCAACCGGATATATATCGCCATATACAGTTTTAATAACATAGTCGCCTTGAAACGCTCTATATCTTTTGTTACCGTCGATGATTTCCAGTGTTAATACACGCTTATGACTCTCTTCGCCTGTATCTTCGTCGAATTCTCGCTTGAGTGTAGTCCAAACGCCGCCCCTAACGTTTAAAAGGTTTATTATCTCGTCTCCGTTTTCGCCTGTAAATTGAACGGCTTCTATTGTATTAGGGTCATGTTCTCTATACTTCTTTAATGTGTACATGATTGTTTACTCCTCTTCGGCCGCAAATTCAACCTGTTCCATTATCGATACATCGCATTAAAACGGCTCTTTCTTGATTTTATCGAGGTTAATCTCTTTCGCCATATTTTCTGCTAACGCCGTCAATGTTTCATATGCCCGTGCCGTTGCGTACATTACGTTCCGCTCTGCTAGTTTTGTATACCCCTGTACAATTTCGCATTTTTGCTCGTGACAAAGCGCATTTAATCCTTCGAATCGTCTGTTTATGGCGTTTAATTCGTCTGCCACGGCGTTTAAGCGGTCAATAAGCGTTAATATTTCTCTTTTATAGGCCTCTTTTTCGTTGTCCATGTTCATTTCTCCTTTAGTTTAGCCGTATTGACGATTTTATCTACATCGATAACCGCATCCGTTCGCAATTCTCCGTGTTCGTTAAGCTCGCCGCTTGCCCTGAATTTGACATCGTCTATAATTGCCCTCATAACGGCCCGGTCTTTCCACTGACAATCGCCGTCGTAAACGATGAACTCTTCTAATCCATATCGTCCGATAATTCCTACTTGCGACCGTCTGTACAGTACGTCTGCCGGTCGTTCCTTTCCATATCTTATAATTCGCATTGCTTACGCCTCCTATATTACGTAATGAGTTCGTCGCTCATTACGCCAAAAATATTGATAAGC